TTTGGAATTTTTTAAATATATTGTTTTTTAATTGCGCCTCTGGTGTATGTTTATGAACAGTTCTTGCAATCATTTTATATAATTTAAAATTGGGGTATCTTTCTTCGCCACTTTTTTTATATAAAATGTTCTTGTTTTCATCATCTGTGCACCAATATTTTACAATTTTTTGTAATTCGTTAAAATCCTTTTCATTATCTGATTCATCAATGATAAAATCATAAATAGAACAACCAAGTCGGCATAGGTCAAAACTAAAATTTGGATCTATTCTGGTTTTCTTATCATTGTAAAAAGGTTCACAATTATATTGACTGGAAGCATCACCATCTTGATTAAAACTATCGCTACAGAAAATCCGGTTATTAAATCTGTAAATACTTCTTCCAAAATCTATAATTTTATACAATTTCCCGTAAGTGGGAACTTTGTAATAAGATTTATTGAATTTATAATAAATGTATGGAACATCTGTATTTATATACATAACATTATTAGTGTGTAAGTCATTGTGTGTAAAATAAAATACTTTTTGATATGTTAATAATGTCATTATTATTTGAAATAATGCAGCAATACCTTCACTACTTGTTATTTCACCACTCTCAAACAATGTATCAAATGTTCCATCGCATTTCTCAATACAAATTGCTTGGACAGGGAAATTATCAATATATGCAAATTTATCATCATTATAGTCAGTTGAACAGCTGTCTTCATATGAATTAACAGTTGATTCATCTTCATCTTCGTCTTCGTTTTTTCCATTATTCATATTATCAGTTTTATATATTTCTTCGTTATCTTCATCTGTTGAATAACAAATATCACTGTCATCACTACTTTCAGAATCACTATCTGTTGGATTTAAATTATTATTTAATATTTTTTCATCTTTAAAAATTAGGTTCGATTCTACATTAATATCATTACAGTTAATTATTTCGAAATTTGTATTATCACTTTTTAATTCATCAGTTTCAATAAGTACATTTGTGTTTTGAATATATAATTTTTTTTTATTTGCACGAGAACCAAAATTCATATATTCTGTTCCATTATCCTCAATTGAAAACAAAACATTTATATTTGAATTGAAAAATTCTGAAGAATATAAATACTCCATGTCATCAGAAATATCGTATTGAAATTTATTTTTGTTACACATAAAAGAACCATAATAATCAATTCCGCCTGTAAAATAATGATGATTTAATAATTGACTGCTTAAATAATAAAAAAAATTGTCTACGTATGATGCATTATTAGAATCTAATATTTTAGACATTGTATTTGCAGAGGTATCCATGATATTAGGAAGATTAATGTTTTCACTTACGTATTTACCGGACATGTATTTGGCTGGATCTATTAACGGTGAAAACTTAACAAAACAATCTTTTTCTGAAACTTCTTTATTTTCTGTATTATACACTTTTTTTGATGATACACATTGATATTTATGGTTTAATGTTATTTTATTGTAGTTGGTTTTGTCTAAATTAAATAGTTCATTATACAATGGATTATAAAATTGTAAATTATTTAATGATAAATCATAAAAATATGATGTGTTTATTACACGATGATAAGACAAATTAAATTTAGGCATTTTATAATTACTAAGTATAATTGACTAAACTATTATTATTAGTATATTTAAACTAATAAAATTTGCACGTTCAAAATGCTACAAATTAATATAAAGGTATAGTAAATTCAAATTTAAAATGACACTTGAAATGAGAAAATTTAATATGAAAGAAATTACCTTTAAGCCTAATGAAAATAAAGGTCCTGTAATTGTTATGATTGGAAGACGTGATACTGGCAAATCATTTTTAGTTAGAGATTTATTATATTATCATCAAGATATTCCTATAGGGACCGTTATATCAGGAACTGAAGCGGGAAACGGGTTTTATTCTGCTCATGTTCCAAAACTCTTTATACATGAAGAATATAATACTGTTTTAATTGAAAACATTTTGAGAAGGCAAAAAACTGTATTAAAACAAATAAATAAAGAAATGCAAACTTATCGAAGATCAACTATAGATCCCAGAGCATTTGTTATATTAGATGATTGTTTATATGACCAATCTTGGACACGTGATAAAATGATGAGATTACTATTTATGAATGGTCGTCACTGGAAAATTATGCTTATTATTACTATGCAATATCCTTTAGGTATTCCTCCCAATTTAAGAACTAATATTGATTATGTTTTCATTTTACGTGAACCGTATTTAACTAATAGAAAAAGAATATGGGAAAATTATGCTAGTATGTTTCCAACTTTAGAAGCTTTCTGTGCTGTAATGGACCAAACTACTGAAAATTATGAATGCTTAGTTATCAATAATAATGCTAAGTCTAATAAACTAAATGACCAAATATTTTGGTATAAAGCAGAGAATCACCCTGATTTTAAACTTGGTTCTAAAGAATTTTGGGATATCTCTAAAAATTTAGGTTCAGATGATGAAGATGAGGCGTATGACCCCAATAAATCAAAAAAGAAAGCTGCTACCTCTATTAATGTAAAAAAAACCAAATGGTAATCTATTATATGTTATCTTATAATATAATATATAATAATGTTGAAAGGATTTTCATTTGGATTTATTGATAATTTTATTGTTGCTTTGTCTGCGTTAACTGGAATACACATTGATAATTATTTTAGTGGATTAGGCGTTAATGGAGCTCTATATGGAGCTCTACTTGGACACACTATTAGTGACTTAATTGCAGGATATTTTGATTTTGGTTTAGAAATTGCTTTAAATATGGCACTTGGATGTCTTACTGTTTTTGTTTTAGTGTTTATATATACAAATATTAATCAAGAATTGGTTAAAAATTAAATGATTAACTAACACTCTCTGTTTCTTCTGTTTCTTCTGTTTCTTCTGTTTCTTCTGTATCTTCAATATTTCCAAAATACCAATTTGAAATTTCATTTTCATTTTCATTTTCATCATTTTCTAAATTTTGTTCGCCGCCTTCAATTTCAGTAATTGAACCAGTTACTACTTCTGTTAAACTTGAATCTACAGAACTAGTATCACTCGAATCTTCTTCCAGGGCGACTGTATTTTGTTCTGTATTATTATTATTTATTATTTGAATAGGTGGTTCTACATTATCATTATCAAAATAAGTATGTTGATTTAAATTAGATGTTTCAAGTATTCGTGGAAATAATTCATGACCGTCTGAAAAGTTGGGCATATTAATATTATGTCTTAACATATTACTAAGATTCTCAAAATTGCGGTGGACAGGTTCATTACTACATATGTTATCTTCATTTTTGATATAATTATTTACAACAGCACTATAATTATTTGAATTTTTTATATGACAATTTGATAAATTCTTTTTGTAATTAATTGGTGCTTCAAAATCCGCTGTTTTTGACTCGTAAATTATTGAATAACCAAATATATTTTCTATTTTTCTTTTTTTTCCAAATTTGGGATTTTTTATTATAAAATTATATAAAAGCGAATTCACAAAAAGTGTGTTTTCATGTCTCGTATTATTTGACAAAGAATATATTGATTTATAATAATAAATAAGATATGGTTTGAAAGTAGAAATCAAAATACCTCTCGGAAAGCGGGAATCAAAACGGATTTGATTATTCTTATGTTTCTTATTATAGTGATATATCATTTCATCTATGTCTTGATACATTTCATCATTTTCATCATTTTCATCTGTTGCACAATAATTTTTAATGTTATAATCACGCAATATTGTTTCATATTTATCAATGAAATGTCTTATACTAAAATCTGTTCTAAAATAATAATAAAACAGTTCCGATATTTCAATATTACTCTGTTTTATTGAAAAGTAAATATTATACAAATCACATTTTGTAAATGCAATATTTGTAAATGGGTTTTTACATGGTATTGGTGTGCTATAAAAATCATGTGCTTCCCCCAAACACTTATGAATGATTCTATTTAAATCAAACAATGTAAATAAGTATTTTCTATCATTTTGTATAACACAGACTACATTTTTATCCTTTTCATTTAATTCATTCATATACATATCCGTATTTGAACCTATTTTATATTTTTTCATTTTGTAAATATATGCAAACTTATTTAATGCATAGTATAAATTTTGCGCTTTTGTAAAATAATACATGTATTTTTTATATAAACTATTGTTTTTTTGATTTATAAAGGTATTTTTTTGCACTGACATAAAATGCTGAAATTTATTTTCACAATATGATTCATCAGAACTACTTACTAAAGAAGAAAATATAAAACGCAAAGAAAACAAATTATCAAACATTATTTTATCCTCAAATTCAATCATTTTTTTCAAGATACTATTAAACACTTTTCTGTTATCATTTTTTGATTTACTTTTTCTCGTATTTAAAATGTTTTTTTTATTATTTATATTACTTTCTCGTCTATTTCTACGACGTTGTCCTACTCTTTGACGATTTATAGAATTTGCAACTCCAGCAGAAAACATTATTTTTATAATTATTTTAAGTATTTGATATAATTATAATTTATATATTTATATCAATTTTATATATTTTTTCTATTATTCTTCAACACTTTCCAAAACAATATTTGCAGTTTCTTCTTCTTCTTTTGCCTTCTTCGCATTTTCAATCAACATCTCATTATGCAACTTCACTGATTCTGCATCAGCTACCTCTCTTGAATCAAAATCTACTGTTTCTTTTACACCAATCAAATTTCCATCATCATCTAATCTTTGAGTTAATACATTCTTATTTTCCTTCGCCTTTTCAATGTTTTCTGCTATTGCCTTCTTTTTTGTTTCTCTTATCCTCTCCTCAAATTCCTTCTTTGCCATTTCCTCATTCTTTAGTTTCTCTTTATGCAAAGCGTTCAATTCGTCCTCCAAATATTCTACTCTTCCTGTTTTATATGCGTCTGGGTCCCAAGGAACCCAAATTCCTACTGGTCCTACAAAAATATCATGGTTTGGGTCATTCTCACGCAATTTCTTACTCTTCAATTCTGCTTCATCTTGTGTTGCAAATACACCTCTTATCTTTAGACCACGAACTGATGTTTGAAATGCATGGTCTCTACTAAAATCTTGATTCAACTTTTCTTCTTGCTTATCAATAAAATTCTTATAATCGTTTTCTATCCCACTCTTCTTTAACTTCAACGATTCTTCTTTTACAAAATCGTTAAAATCATCAATTAGCTTTTCAACATTAATTGAGTGTTTATATGCAATGAAATGGATAAAATCAAAATATCTTTCCATTGACTTAGAAAACTCCCATTGCTTAATAAATTGGTCAAACAAGTAAACTTCTCTTTTTTTAAGTATTTTTTCAGGAGATACAAATGACATACACGCAAACTTTTGTCCTGCTATCTCTTGGTCTTGGTCTAG